AGAATCCCAGGACTCGTAGTAATATCAACAGCACCATTCAGCGCATCAGAGATTAGATAGAACCAGTGTCTCCACGAGGGTTCGTTCAGATCAGACGCATTCGGTGGTGGTGGGAATCGCTTAGGCATTAGGTAAAATCCCTATAAACAGTTAACTTTATTTAGTATTTCCGTAGAGTTCGCGTCGCATTTTCAGATTTCTTTCTGCGACCTCTCTCCGAGCTTTTGCAACTTCCGCCTTTTCCGCCCCACCCATACCCCGATAGTAAATCGTTTTTCCAAACCAGGGAATGTATGTAACCGCCTTTGGATCTTGTTGGATCAAAGTATCCATTACCTTATATGGCGGCGCCACAAGTCCTGCAACAGCTTCTGCTGGCTTCCCAGCTTGAACTTTATCTTGTATAAAAGAAGACCAGCCATATGTTTTCAGTGCGTTGTCCCAGACATCAGAAGCTTTGAGTGGATCATCTATCCCAAGAATCCAAGAGCGAACTTGTGACATCGTCGCTCCAGCAATACCTAAAGTTATTCCTAGTTTAGTCAGGTTTCCGATTCCCTTCAGTATATCTCCGTCTTTAATTTTCTGATAAGCATCCCGGCGAAGAATATCAAATTGTTTTAACTGGTAACTTTTCAGCATGTACATAATTCTGCCATTAGGATTATCCAAATATCCTTGCGGCATTTCGAGTTTACTAACAGGTTGCAAATCGGACAGTTCGTGGAAAGCAAATAACTTCACTTGTGGGGTAATCTGCTTAGACTTCAGATCTGAAACTAACCGAGGGAAATCATCCCCAAAAGCCGCAGCATATTTCTCCCCTAATTTAGTCACCCCCGCCTCAGTTTGTACAAGCCTTTGTGCATAGTTAATCGTAGCATTCAGAACAGTAGTTTTTCCAAACGCATCAATCTTACTAAATACTGGCTTCAGTATAAGATTCAGAATCTTCGCGGATTTTCTAGTCCCTACAAATTCTTCGGATATATGGTCAGCCAGTCCAAAGTCCTTCATGCTAATCTGTTGCTTGCCTGTTATTTGTTGTACTACTGCTTTTAACGTTGGACGAAGTCCGGTTTGGTATACAGACATTATCGCATCACCCGACTGCACAAGGCCAGAAGTTAAATCTCCCAGCAACAATATATTCCCATAATTTTTTGCATCCTGGACAAACTTCGAAGGAACCCGCTCGCCGCCAATAAAGCGTGAACGTAGCAGCGACGCCAACTCCGGTACCTGGTCTTGTGTAATATTTTTTTGACGTAGTTCACGTTCAATCAGTTGTCCAATAGATTGTTCAATATCCAGTCGTTGTTTCCCGTTATGCTCAACTCGAACAGTATCCTTTCCGAAGAAGCGAGCCTTTTCTAATTCTTTAACCGCTGTTCTTACATAGGTGTGGAAAGACTCTGTAGGTGAATAATAAAACTCTTCCATTTCCGGCGTCAAGTTTTCAATCTTCCGATGCTGAATAAACGAAGGTTTTCTACCACCCCCCAAGCCACCTTGCTGCATAAAAGTATTGATTATGGAGGAGGCTTCCTCAGGAGAGAGTTCTAGTTCCCCGCGCCGGAGTGCTGCAGCCTCGGCCTTTGCCAGCTTTTCCTGCAACTTAGTTTTCTGCTCCAAGCCCATCTGTGCAAGTAATCCTTCCCGATCTGCCACCATTCGAGGAAAGTAATCTTCTCGCATATGTGGAAGTATACCCGCTTGCGTAAGCTCCTTGCCGAGAGAATCTAAGATATTTCTCGTCGCAACCCAATCTTTGGCAAACTGAGGATTTTCAGAATTACGTAGAACTTGCTCTACCACAGAGAAATCATTTCGGAGTAACGCACTATTCAAAGCTTTCTTAGAATCCTCTGGAAGTTTATTCATCTTCTCCAAGAAAGGATCGCCTGCAGCAAGGGCTTTGTGTGTTTTGTCGAAGAGACCTAGTTCGAGAGCTACTGCACGATGCCAGAGAGGTTTACTGATATTAGCAATTCGGGTGGATGTGATTCCTCCTGTATATTCAATACCCCGAGCAATGCTTGATTTTGGGAGAAATCCCAAGCCAAGACCAACTAACCCACCGAGAAAAGCCCCTCGAATATGATCGTCGGCAAGGAAACCACCAGCCATAAGTCCGGTGCTGATGATACCAGCTTTGAGTAGGAGATCTTGGTCGATGCGTCCGTACTGTTGTACCCTTCCTTTATGCTCTCGCGTCGGGACTTCCCACCAGCCGTGACCTTGGGCGTCCTCGATATGCTTCCCACCCAGCCCCTTGAGATAGGTTTCAATGTCGGATTTATAGCGATTATAGATTGATTGGTGACCTGGATCTATAAAAGGTTGGGGTTCTCCGGTCTCGGCGCTACGCCCTTCGCGGGCCCACCCCTCCACTTTCGCCACAGTATCTGCATCGGCGAAGCGGACAACGTCAGTCCGACCCGCAGCTATACCACGCTCCGCTTCTAATCGTGCTGTTATATCATTCTGATATCGTTGCAGATCCTCCCGAGTCCAGCCTTCTTTTCCATAGCCGCCATTCTTCGCCAGGTCATCAGCCCAAGCAAGTTTTCCTTCAAGATCAGCGATAATGTCGGGAGATGCCTTTGCGCGTTCCGACGCTTCAGTTACCGTTCGATTTAACTCCTCCCGGATTAACCTCCGAGGCCAGTGCTTGAGCATGGGACCGACTTGAGAGCTGACAGCGCCAGCTCTAAGAGCAGTTCGAATTTCATTTTGTCTAAGATTAGCAGCATCATCGCGAATTCGAAACTCTCTTGTTGTGATAGGATTACCATACTTATCTTCGGGAAATGCCCCCCGTTCTTTATTCAGCGCTTTAATTTCATCCGCCACCTTAGCAGCTTCCTCAACCAACTTCGCCCGCTCACCTTCCGTCAGAGTTTTTCCAGCCTTCTGCGCCAGATCGCTCTGAATTTCCACCACATGCTTAATACCACCTTCATCGAAGCTTCGGGTCCAGCCAAACAGTCTCGGATCATTGAAGTGGTTCGCGTCGGAAAGCTCCATGTGCTCGGGAAGACGGTAGAGGGTAGTGGTAGCTGCAGGGATATCAGGGTGCAAATCAGGGGAAGCTAATCTAGCATTATCTCGCCCAATCCCTTCCAGCCCATAATCAGCATACTCCCCCGTCCCCTTCGCCTCCAGCGTATAATCCCCCGTAGCCAAACGGAAATCACGAACAAGTTCTCCCGCACTAACTTGTTCACCTTTCCCCGCCAGCACCCCCTCCAACACATCCTTTTCCGCCTTCGGGATATCCGCCCTCCGCATCTCCTGCTCGATCAGTCGCTTCGGAATCTCCGTCCGATTTTGTGGAAGTCTCTCCAGCGTTTTCAGCGTGTATTTCCCGCGTGCAAGTTCCCCACCCAGAGTCCTCACCGGACCGAAGTCAGGAATCTTTCCGGCTGTCGTCAAGAGCGCACCGCCCAATGCCAGTCCACCCGCAACCTTCTTCGCCTCCTCCGGATACAGCCCTGCAACTGCAGCTACTCCGGATGCCAATCCAAGTGCAACTAAAAGTTGCGAATCAGCATTCCCTCGTTCAAACGCATTAGGATCAGCCTTACTTGCGGCCAGCAACCTTTGCGCTCCCTCAGCTTCCGAGGATCCCAAGATAACTGGTTTTGTGCGAGCCTCCCACGCCGGAGTACCGGGCGCAAAATCTACCACTGGAATCTCAGGACCAAGCCATTCACCCTGTTGTACACCACGCCCGAAGCTTTCCTTTGCGTCCGCTCTCCTAGCTCGAATCTGCTCCATAGCAGAAGCAAGTGTCTCGTTCTTTGCAATTGCGGCTTCCGTAACCTTTTTGCTTGCACCCTCCTGCATAAACATATCAGCTTTTGTAGCTGCGTTTAGTTTCGCATCATCTGGCAAAATCCTGAAAACATCCGGCTGACGATACGCAGATACCTCCGGAGTACCGGCACTCTCCCCCGCTGTTCTCCTATACCCCTGCAAAATATCATCAACCGATTCCCTAGGTATTTGCGCTTTGGTAGCCTTCTTAGCGGCTGCAGCATCCTGAACAAAGTCATTAAGCTTCATCACCCCACGCTTAGTTGCACTTCCAACGCCGGGAACCCCAAGCGTTAGAATCTCATTAGCCAAGATCTGCAGACCGGCGGATGGAATTCCTGTCTTGCCTTCGAGGGAGTCAGAACCCTCAGCAATCTTCTCAGAAACAAAGTTCATTGCTTGTGTCACAGGCGCGTTTTCATACTCTTTCTCGACACCGAAAGCTTTCAATACTTTCTGCATCGGATTGATCAGAGTTTCGGAAACCCCACTTCCAGTCTCTAAAGCTGACTTATAGATGCTCCCCCAACTTTCTCTTGTCCAAGGTTTTGCAGCAGCTCCAATGAGTGTGGCCCCAAGACTAGCCCCAACACCTACCAAGGCTCCTGGGAACGAGAGAGGAAGATCTATTAAGGATGCGGTGCTACCAACAAGGTCTCGTACATTATTTCCCTCGGGTTTGCTTACCGAAGTCACTTTCGCGGTCGGTTGCGCAACCTCCTCAGTCGAATCGACAGGCGGTGCGGACATCCAAGCAGGTTGGGCAACCTCTCCAACCTCCCCACCCTCTTCAACTACCGGTGCATCTTGCCAGCCCATTATGGCTTCCTCCGAAGAACCCCATCAGGACCTTTGAATTTAGTCCCGCTAGGTAGTGCATTATAGTCGTCGTCTGAGAGAACCTTGTTAAAGCCTTGAATCTCGGGTTTCTTTTCCGATGGTTTTTCATCGGAAGACTTTAATCTAGCTTGCGCTTCTGGGACCTTAGTACCGACAAACGGCTTTGGTTCCTTCGAACCAGCGTCCCGCGTAACTCCTGCAAACAGATTCCACCAAGGACCATCCTTCCGCATCTCCCCAATCACCGATTCACGAGCAATCCTCAGCGCCTCTTCCTGCGAGAGTTGATTCTCCGGATCAAGATTGGTCAGGCTATCGGCGTAAATCTTCGTTGCCCGGAATCTCACATCATCTGCAGCAGCATTTTTGATCTTTGGGTCGGCACTCTTAAAGAGACCTTCTGTATCCATCGCTTCCAGGGCACCAACCTCCGTTATCCGATCCTTCTCCCCACGCAACTTGAACGTATTCGCAGCTTTAATTCCCGCAATCCGTTCTTGAGAAACTTGACGATCTCGGAGTCTCGCCTCTTTACTATTCTCGTAAATCGTCTTTTGTTTTTCCGCCTCTGCCCGAATATCGGCCAGTCTCTCTTGATTCTTCTCCCGCGCAGTACTAAGATCCAGTTGCTTCTGCTGATACGCTGTGACACCCAGCATCTCTTGCCGCTTCATCCAGCTCTCAGTCTCCGGACTCCAGACCTGATACTTTTGCGGAATCACACGACCAGCCTTCGCAAGATCTTTCACATATCCATCCAGCGAATCCTGATCATACACCTGCGCAGCTCGCTCTGCCAAAAGTTTATCCTGCAACGCTCCCGCCTGCGCCTGTGCAATCGCAGCATTCTGAACCCGCGACCGAAGATCGCTCGCCTGCTTAATCAGCTCCATTCCGCTCTTCGGATTCGCGGAAAGAATTTGTGTCCCCGCCTCTTGAAACTTATCCGCCAATCTACTCTGCGAAGTCAAGGAATCCGTAACACTCAGATCCGCTGCACTCTTCCTAAACACCTGCGCCAGAATATCTTTCGATTGGCGATTTTCGTTGGCAGTATCAATTCGCTGCTGATAATCCAGATCGAACGCTTGCTTCTTCTGATCCATGTCCTGTAGACCGGAGAGGTATTGCAGTCCGCCGAGGTAACCTTCCATCAATCCAGCCATGTCATTCTCCTTAATAGTAACCAGACATGCTGCCGTAGATAGAGGCATCAGCTCCAGGTTCCGTCGTCCCAACGGAGACAAAGGGGTTCACAGGATTCCCCCACTGATCATACCCGTTAGACCCTACACCACGACTGGTCAGCACTTCCTTAAAAGCTGCGTCTCGATTATCTCCATCCCTCTTCTGATCCCGATATTGTTGCTCCTGAATACTCATTGCGCGATTTTGGTTCAGGAGTTGTCCTTGCTGAACAGCTAATTGTCCCTGGTTATCCTGCGTTCTTGCTGCAAGTCCAGCATAACCAAGCCCGATCTGCTGCTGATTATTCTGCGCACGTTCCGCAAGATTCGAGTAGTTGTAATTCGTGTTCTGCGAATTCGCTTGCATTCCAGTCGTCATTCCCGCCAATTCTGCCAACCTATTATAGCTCGCTTGAAACGCACTCTCGGAGGCTCCCATCGCGCTCAGCGTTCGATTGAATTGGGCACCATATTCCTGGCTTGCCATCCCTTGTCCGTACTGTTGCAACTCAATCGCAGCATTCCCGGATTGAAGCAATCCTCTCGCTGCTGCACTCCGCTCAACTGCTTGCTGCCCTTGCTGAAACCTCCAAGCATAGCTCGGATCGTTCGGAGAGAATTGCCCCGTCATCAGGGTTTTCAACTGATCCGCATACCCATTACTTGGGTCTTTCGCCATCTGCGCATCCAACTGCGGCATATACTTGGTGTTTGCAGTTTCCTGTGGAGTCGGCATCCGTGCGATTGGAGCAGCAGTTGTCGCCGCAGCCGTCCCAGGAGCTCCCGCCGATGCCGATGCTGAAGCAGAACCAGCCCTGCCCTTCATCCCTACCTCCGGAGCATAGATAGCTCCAGCACCAGGATTATTCGTACTATAGGTAACTCCGTTAACAGTCTTTGTACCTCCATACATAGTCAATGCGTCTTGATATCCACCAGCGTGAATAGAATACTTAGTTGCACCAGGCGCAGCAGACATTATTGGACTCCCTTCTCAACGAGTAGATCAAAACCTTCCGAACGGAAAGCCGTTTCATCAATATGGCGGAGTTCGAAGGCTCTCCGATAGCCTGATCCTAGACGCCGAACTCGAGGAGCCGCAAGCCACATATGCAGTGGAAGAAACGCGGACCACGTTTCATAGTCATCATCTGAATAGCGCAACCATGCAGTTGCATTTTCTTTCCCGCAGATCAGAGTAGTCTCCGGAAAGAACTTCGTATCAGGAACTTGTCCATCAATCTGCGCCGTCCGAATATCCACCCCGATGGGAGTAGTTGTAAACGTAATAGCCATTAGTCACCTCCACTAACTGCGTCAGGAATCACATCGTAAGTATTGCTCATAGCCAGCGTGAGCGGATACCCAGTTGCATAATCCTGAACCAGATCAAGCAAACCAATGCCAGAGTAAAAAACTCCAGTGAAGTAGGTGGGAGAATACGAACGAATCTGAATGGGAACCCCTGGATCTCCATCGTCCAGAATAGTTGGGTCGATTGTTTGCTCTCCGACATAGTATGCAAAATGATCATCGTCGATAAACAGGGAGAAAAACCTTCCATTATAAACCGAGTTCGTAGCCCTTCGGACATCAATTACATCTCCATCCGACAGTCCATGCGCTATAAACTTTACGAACGCATATTGTTCCTGGTATCTTATATTCGCAGCCATCAGCCTCCCTCCGCAATCCACGTATCCGGCACTAAACTATTCCACTTATGCCAGGTATTCATTGCCGTATCAAACACCAGAGTTATTGCAGAATCCTTCAACGTCAGCACATACATCGGATGACCATTGATCTTAACGAAGTAAGCCCAGACCTCACTCAATCCATCCGCAGATATAACTCGATCCACAAAGGGAGTAGAAATCTTTTCCGGAACAGTCCCATTAAAGCGATAGATGGAACGTCCTTGCTGCCTCGTCACACCCATAAAGTACAGAGTGTTCTCCGTATCCGCGATCGAATCCGCTTGACAACAACCGACCAGCGCAATCGCGTTCGTAACCGGGAGGAGGGGAGACCCCACTGGATTCCCTGCATCATAGAAGAACTCCGTCGTGTAGGTTCCAAACGCCACTACGTAGTTAATCATGCGACGTATAGCTACTCCAGAGTCAGGCATCGATCCCGCTTTGATCACATTGAGACCAGACCAGGTTAGTGGGTCCTCTAGCTCTGACCCATAGATCTGACCATTCGGAGTCATCACATAGTATGTTCCGTCCAGATAAGCTGCTCCGGGGACAGTCGTTTCAGGATAATCGACATCGGATACTGCCGTAGCTACCATATCGTACACACGGAAGGCTTTTGTGGTAGCTTTCAGAAAGAAACTCTTAGCGTGATTATGATCAGGAATCTGGACAAAGAAATAATGTCCAGCAGATGCACCACCACTCAGGGGACATTCCGCCGCCTGTCCTGCTGATCCGTACCCGTGATTGCTGGCATAACAGTAGTACAGAACTCCGCCGGAGATAAAGTAAATATCTTCCCCAAGCTGGTAAATTCCCTGAGCTATACCTGTAGGAACTGGGATGTTTGTGTAGCTTTCTGGATTCGGCGGATAAAACTGCACGATTCCTGTCCCAGGTCTTTTAATCGCAAAAGTTTGCCCCGAAACCCCACTCTCCGCAAACGCGTTAAGGCTGACTTCATCCTTCAACCCTCCCGAATCCCGCGGCCCGTATCCAACTGCTAAAGGAAGTCTCATGCTCAGCGTCCCGTCGGATCAACAGTAAAATACACGCTCGACTCTTCCATCGAGTAGCTAAAGCAATCATCCACGAACTTTGCAGCCTTCGCCGCAACTTCCCCGCGAATATCAGCAGGACATCCATATTCCAGTGACAATTCATCCGCAAGTCCCCACTTGATTGCCTGAAGCCATTCTTGCGGGAGGTCGAAATTATCAGTTGCCGTAACCATATCCTGGATTGGCATTTGAACTATACCGTGGAAAGATCTCCCAAGGGTAGTAGGAACTGGGTAAACAGTTACGATCCCGGTATCTAGTTGCGGATCATACCAGTATTGATTAGGAACACCAGTTTGAGCTTTATACCCAAACTGATTGTAATCCTGCCGAGCAACCTGTATTTGTGGGGTATCCTGAGAAGTTGCATCATCCCGAATCCAGGCATCACGAAACTTAACCGGACGAGCACCACTTAGACCTATCTGAGCGATAGTTACTTCAAATCCTCCAGAGGCATTCGTAAACTGCACCCACGGAGAGCTATACCCAGATCCAGCTACAGTAACCATGACGGAGGTAATAAGTCCGCCGATAATTACGTAGTCAACCTCTCCATCCCCACCCAAACCGTAGTCCAGAACAGGCTCCGTCCACGTTCCGTCTGTCCCACCACTCCCAGGATTAACAATCGTAATTCCTTCATTAACGATTGATCCTCCCGTCAATCCTAGCGGATAAGTCGCCGTATTCGGAAGTAAAGGAAAGCTAATCTCTACCAATTTCCACAACGGGATTCCTCGCATTTGCCAGGACTTCAGCACTATATTTAGAGCCTGATTACAGTTCACATAGTCCTCGATCGTCGGAACTCCACCAGCCCCCAACTCTCGAAGAACTCGCAATGACGCTTTAATGCAATCGTTCCGCGTCATGGTAAAGGTTGTTACACCAGACAAGGCCATGCTAAACTCCTAAAGGATTCGGGGGCAGCGGGAGAGCTTCCGCTTCCGCAACAAAGGTTGGTTCGGTATCCGGACGATTGATCTTGACTGTCTGGTCGTCCTTCACCGCCCGTACAAAGTCTTGTGGGTGACGGGGTTCCCAGTGTTCAGCATGAACATAAAAGCCATCCCACGTCTTTTTTACTTGCGAAGCCAGGACATCACGTCCACAGAAGTCACATACTACTTTGTTATCACCAGGAACGTATGGCATACTAATTTTTCCTATTTAACTCTTTTCAAGTGTGGATTTGCCTTCTTTGCTGCAGGAGATGCCCTACGCGTAGAGGCTGCGAGAATTGCCCTTGCGGAGTCAAGACTTACTCTCTCCTTCTTAGCAATATTGGCAGCAACATTCTTAAACCCTGGATGCGCTTTTTTCATGGAACACTCCTAGTAAAATACAAAGTTAAATCTTTGCTCAGCCAAAAACGTCGGGCTCCCGCACATTATTTTCAAGTGTTGATGTTATAGTCCGAAGGTGGAAGCGAGAAGGTTGGCTGCGGATGGTATTGTGTGCAAAGGTGCTTGGAAAGTTTTATTTGTAGATCGCGTTATAAGCATTCCCGAGCGGCAGCACCTCCACCCCGTTCGCTGCCTTGCGACCTCCGAGATACAATAGCCACGTCGCAAAGTCAGATGCGCGCATCTGATTCCCAGCCGGCGTAGCAGAGTCAGCGACGGCCTCATGTATCGTTATAATCAGCCACTCGCCATTTTGCTCTGCCTGAGTAATTGCGGCGATCACTTGAGTTGGTGTGGTCGTTGATGTAATCATTAGCGACGAACGTACAAATCCCGGAGTTATACCATAGACACGCGTGCTGTTGTTGGTTTTTGAGCCTGTGGAAATCGTCGCCATCACCTCGACGCCGGCAGCATTGAAAGCCGTTTTAAGAAGCAATTGTCGAGCCTTCGTGGTCGCGCTGGCGAAGTAATTGCCGGTATACGCCTCGACAATTTTGCCAATGCCGCTAAGCCAGCCATTCGTCCGCATGTTGGCCCATCCAGCATTAATGTCATCGGAAATTGCCGCTGCACTGGTCCAATCCGTAGCATTCGCATAGCCATTGGTCTTTGTACTGCTGTACGTATGGTGAATTACCTCATGACCATCCCTGCACATTTCAGTGATCTGGGCGGTGGTCATAGAATTGCCGGTTCCGATGGATTGATGCACAACGGCGAGGGATGTCTTTATACCGTACTGATCGAGTAGAGGCTTGATGATGCTGTACTGTGAGTCATACTGACGATCCATGCGCAACGTGACAATGCCACGCGACTGTGCATTGACGACAAGCGGACCGATCCACACCGGGGCGGTATTGGCCGCTACGGTTGCAGCATATACAAAATCAATTGCGGTAATTGTTTCTGTATCGAGAAATGACCAGTCGGAAGCTCCGCCTGAAAAACTGACAACAGTGCTGGTCTCACTCCGCGTCCAACGCAATACCATCCAGCCTCCCGGCTGTAGCCCTGAACTATCGACGCGCAAACGGGCCTGCTTTCCTGATGCTGCCTTGAGCCAGATCCCAAACTGATTGGCGAATGTTGCAACATTTGTTGCGGACTCATTGCAGGTAACACGAAATGGGATTTCCAGCGACACAAAATTCTTGAAGCTAATCGGATTTGTTGGTGTATAGCGACCTATGTACGTCGTGGCTCCGGCTGTATCAGAAAACGTACACTTGACGGCGGGCTTTCCACCAATAAGAACAGAACTATCGAGAGCGCATGCTTCGTTCGCATTCGCAGATGCGACAATCAAAGCGCCGAAATCGGCAGACCAGTCCGCAGCCACCCCACCAACAGTGCGATCCTTGATCGGGTCAATATTGATACTTTCGGAAAGTTCAAGTCCCCCGGTGAGGTTGGTCGTAGTCGTTAATACATTACCACCGGGATTCGCAGCTTGCGTTACAGTAGTACTCATATCAAACTCCCATCAAAACGCTAGTAATAGCAGAGGCTACAGTTACATTAGCTCTTACATATTTCCATGGAGCTTCTGTAGTAAATCCATCGGTTCCCGCAGCTGCTAACGTTATAGTGCCGAGAGTAACCCAGTTTGCATTGGTGCCAATACCAGTAGCTTCCTCGTTTGTCCCCTGAATAACGCAGGTAGCAGCAGCAGCGGAAATCAACTGAAAAGAAGCCAAAGGTGATTCTTTGTAGATGGGACTACTAGCTGCTGCCACAGAAGTTGATAACACCGAACCAAATTTAAAGATACGGACAAGTCCAGAACTGATACGTACATCATTCATAGCTCTACTCCTAACAAGAGGGGGAGTCGAAACTCCCCCACCAAACAAGTTACGTCGGGTTAACAGCCATACCGGAAGTACCAGCAGTCGGCGCAGCACCATCAATGTAACTTGCTGCCAAGGCATTAGTATCACCAAACTTAGTAATACCAACCTTAGTGCAGTTCTTGAATAGGAGCAAACCACCAGCAGATGCGGTCGTGCAGGAAGCCAGAACCGACATCACGGTTGAAGTTGACTTGATCGTATTGATGAATTGGCAATTGTCGAAAGACTGCCAACGATCCATCGAACCATCACCAGTAGCCAAGATTCCTAAAGGAGTAGCCGCCGATCCGAAGAACGGGAACAAGCAGTCTGAGAACTTGTTACGGGCAGTTGCTCCGGAAAACTCCAGCGAGGCATTTGCCGCTCCACGCGAAACGGTATCCAGACCGATGATGCAACCCTTGAAGGAATTCTCACCAGAACCTGCTACCACCAACGAACGAGAGCCAGCATCAGCTGCACTAGCCGCGTCTCCCATACCACCGAAACTGACATTCTCGTAGTAATTTCTACCACCGGAATCTTTCCAGCAGATCTGGGCTGCGCCGCCGGTGGAGAACCCATTAAAGATCGCGAGATTTGCGAATACACATCCAGTTCCAGAAACCTCAACAAAGTTCGCCGAGTTGAAAGTAGCTGCAGTGTAGGTACCAGTGGGTGGTGCGATCCTAGCGCGGGGATTTGCACTGGGAGCCGCTATACCAATCAGATGGCAGGCATCCTTGGTCCAGGTCAACTTACCAGTAGTTGCAGTCGGGTCGATGGTCTGCGCTAAAGCGAGAGAAAGTCTAGCCGTACCGGAAGATGCACCATTGCCGATCAGATAAACCACATCATTCATACCACTGCGACAATTGGCATAAGCCTTGTACAGAGTGGCAAAGGCGCGAGCAGCGGAAGTACCTTGATTGCCATCGTTTCCGTTTGCAGGGTCAACGAAAAAGTACTTCCCGGTAAAAGGAATTGAACCTGCACCAAGAACGGGGATACCGAAACTGGTCAGGCCGTTGGGGAAATTAGTAGTGCCCATTTGATTCTCCTAAAATTGGGACACAAGGGACAGAATACCCCAAGTGCCTTTCGGACTCTCACCGAAACTTATCCATTGTGAAACTTTTTGAAACTTTCAGCACTTCCCTGGACGGCGAGCGGGGGCCGGACGGGCAGGTACTTTCTTCTTTGCGACCATTTGATTCTCCTTAAGTTGAGTGATGAACATATTACGATGGGGTAACGCGATCACGCCACCCCACCCACTACTAGTCCTTACGGACCATTCGAGCCGTATACTGCACGCGGATCAATAACCCCTGCCGCGTAACGCTCATAGCCCAAAGCCAGTGCATTCTTCGTGCTGAAGTCGTTACCCTGCTCAAACGAGATACCCTCCCGCTCAAGAAACAGCGCACCCTTACCAGTCTCGACATTCGTCCGAACAAACCAGGCCTGCGGCGCCGTGAAGTAGTGATTCAGCTTCACACCCATCGGAAGAGCATTGGTTGCATTCAAGACATTGATGTCGTTGTTCGCGTTGCCAGTTTGATAGGTCGACCGCAAGATCCGATTGGCATTGAACCAATTTGCCGGAGCAACATGCAGACTCTTGGGCATCAGGTTGATCAGCAGATTACGATCATCAGTCGCCTGCATGATCTGGATCAGCATATCTTCCAGAGCTGCCTCACTCAGATCAGCATCAACCGCGGGCTTGTTCGAGAACGTACCACCCGAAGTATTCGGATGATCAGTCGCGCACAGAGCCTTACCGTCGGCACCAAGGTACGAACCGGAGAATGCTCGATTGTAGATGTTCGCGCAAACACGTTCCTTCGTTTGACGGAAAGCACGAGCATTGCTTGACGCACGAGTCTTGCTAACATCCATGTAGAGGTTGTCTTTCAGCTCTTCGTGCGTGACGATATAGCCAAGGGCATATGCCACCTGGACGAGGCGGGTAATCGGACCCTGAGTTTCCGAGTCATACTCAGCAGCCTTACCTTGCGGCTTGACCGGAGCAAGACCAAAACCCGTGATCTGCACAAACTCTTCGTACGCCTTATCCGAAGTATCAGTATCGAACAAATCCGTATACTCGGTCACATGGTCTTGGTAAGTACGACCCCAGAAACCCTTCACCCCCGGCCACAGTGCCTTGGGGTGGTTGCTTGTCATGATAACGCCAGCCATGATTTACTCCTTATACGCCAGCGGTGTTAGGACCGCCAAGCTCGTGTTGGTTGAAGATAACGTAGACCTTAGCATACGTGCCGGGGGTGGTCAGATCATTGTCCTGCCGACTCGGTGCGCCGATAATCTTGAGGGGAAAGGCTTGCGTCGTGTTGGCGGCGGAACCCTGAGCATAGCTGAGGGAGTTGAAGATCGGAGAAGCTGGGGCTGCCCCGACATACAGCGGGCAGTTCTTGTTGAATGCCGTTACTGCGATCGTGTCGGCTTGTGCTTCGAAGACAGTCGTCGGATCGTCGCAGACCCACACGAAGTAGGCCTTGGTCTTGGTGGCAGGAATTTGGGTAATTCCCAAGCCATCGGGATCAGCGCCAAGAGGAGCAGACGCATAAGCATTGCCAGCATTCGTACCGAAGCCAACAATCACGCCACGACTGGCACCAGAGGTAGTAGCTGCCCCACGAGTACCGACGAGAACAACAGAGGAAGCGCCCGAGACGACATCGCCACCAGCAAGGGAAGCAACAACATCCCCTACATTGTAAGCGTTGGTATCAGTCGACGGAATGTAATACAGTGTAGCTGCACCATTCCAGGGGGCGCCATTCAGGCTACGGACAGGCCGCAGACCGAAGGGAGTGGAAGTGTTTGCCATAAAAGGACTCCTTAAGAATTACTGATGTGGATGTTGTGATAGCGATTATCGCCGGGCTTTTCGTCAAGAGTTCCGCGTTTGATCGCCAAATCGAATCGGTCGACTTCACTTTGAATCATTTGTTGGTCCTCGGCATAGAACTCATTCTCGATCTTCATGAGATAAGCATACAGCGCGGACCCGTCTTCATTCTTTCCAACGAGACGCTTCACTTGGCTTCCGTCTTCCGGAGCTTGAACCTCCTTAGGCTCAACGAAGGAATATCCACCGCGTTGGGCCTCCTGGATGCGACCAGCCGAGTCATTGACCCAGTGAAGGTGGTAGCCTTCCAGTGTCATGGGAACTTCAAGCTTGGTCCGAGCGACGCCGAAGGGAACTCGAGATTCACGCTTCGGTCGGTC